GAGTATGCAAAAGAAGATCACTATCCAACAGTAGGTGATATATGTTGGTTCAATGGTCAAGCTGCTACGTTCAGTGGTCACAAACATCAAGAGTCACCAAAGGTTGGTGATATATTTTTGTTTCCAAACTGGTTAGCACACGGCGTATATCCATTTAGAACAAAAAATGAAGAGAGAAGATCGGTGTCTTTTAACTTACATTTAATAAAAAAAGACGAGCCACAACCATTAGATAACTAATGTTTGACATTAACAAAACACCCATGGTTCGTGTTACGTGGTTAGATGCTCGTGATACAGAAACAGGTTGGCTTGATATTAAAGAAGTTGTTTCTGCTCCGTTGGCCGTGTGTCAAGAAGTAGGGTGGATGGTTCATAATGGTGAAGAAAAAATAATTATTATGCGCTCTTACAGTAAAGACAAAGAAGACATTACAGGAGGTGGTGCTATTGCAATACCACAAGGGTGGATAAAAAAAATAGAATATTTAGAGGTATCGTATGCAAGTAAACGTAGATAAACAGGAAATATTTACAGATTATATGTGGTCTTTTATGATGCCTGATCATGAGCATTGGAAAAAACAATTAGAAGAAATAATAAAGGTAGAAAAAAATAAAAGTATTCATAAATTTTCTATAGAAAATAAAGAAGATAAACCTGTGCAAGCACATAAAACACCGTGGGATTCTCATTGTAGGTATTTTGCTGCTTTCGAAACACAAAATATTATAAAAAATATCATAATACAAAGTATTAGAAATGATGGTTGGGAAGTTCCAACAAGAATGAATGCGATGAATTGTTGGGTAAATTGGTATGAAAAAAATCAATATGCAAATGTACATATTCATAATTGTTTACTTTCTGCTGTTTATTTTGTTAAAGTAGAAAACTCTCCTAGTGAATTTTTTTTTCATAGAGATGATAGATTTAGATTACAAAAAGAAAATCAAGATTCTAATATTAAAATGGTTACACCTAAAGAAGGTAGTGTTATTGTTTTTTCAGGTTGTCAATCACATTCCGTATCAGCAAATACAAGTGATGATACAAGAATTACCATGGCTGTTAATTTTAATGGTGAATATAGTACAGAGTTTAAACCAGTTAATAATCCATCACCTTTTGACAGAGAGTTATAGTGAAAAATAAAAAAAGTATTTATGTTCAAGATAATTTTTTTGATAAAGAAATATTTCAAATAATACAAAACGAAGTCCTTTCATCTGAATTTAAACCTAGACACAGTGATGTTTATAAAAAGTCCTCCGACGACTCTCAACGTGGAGAACATCAAAAAACTTATCATCATGTTCAACTGCTTTTAGATAGTAAATGCGTCTTAGAAACAAAAAAAAATATTAAAAAATATTTTGACTACACTGTAAAAAGAATAGAATCTTATTATTTTTTAAGTTTTCCTAATACACCTGCTATTCCTCATCATGATGTTTGCGCATACAATTGTTTAATATATCTTGTAGGAGATAAATTAATCAATAACGGGACAGGATTTTATGAAAAATTTAATGATCAATATCAACTTCATACACATATAGGTTTTAAAGAAAATAGAGCTATTCTTTTTAACCCTAGCATACATCACTGTCCTTTGCAGTTTGCTGGTAATTCAACACCAAGATACATAATGTCTAATTTTTGTCATGACACATAAAATTTTTATTGGCACACCTTGTTATGGCAACATGCTTACAGCAGATTACTTTAAAAGTTGTTTACAGCTTACAGCTTTAGCTGCTAGTAAAAAAGTAGAATTACAATTTGGAACTATTGGCAATGAGTCTTTAGTAACAAGAGCTCGTAATACATTAGTGCAATTGTTTATGGATAATGAAGATTATACTCATCTTTTGTTTATTGATGCTGATTTAGCTTTTAATCCCGAGTCAGTGTTTCGCATGTTAGATTTAGATGAAGATGTGGTAACAGGAGTTTATCCACGAAAGGTAATTGATTGGACAAAAGCCATTAGAAGAGTAAAGGAAAATCCAAATATTAAAGAAGATGAATTACACGCAGCATCTTTACAATATAATTTAAATGTTAAAAATCCAAATAAAGTAATGGTAAAAAAAGGATTTATTGAAGTTTTAGATGGCGCAACAGGTTTCATGTTAATTAAAAGAAACGTGTTTAAAAAAATGGCTTTAGCTTATCCAAATCTTAGATTTAAATCTGATCAACATTTAGGAGATCCTCATGATAAAACATTTGGCTATCACGACACTTCTGATTGGAACTATGCCTTTTTTGACACGATGATTGAGCCAGATACTAAAAGATATTTATCCGAAGATTATGCTTTTTGTCGTTTATGGCAAAAAATAGGCGGTAAAATATACGCTGATATTATTAGTGGTATGACTCACATGGGTAATTACTCATTCAAAGGCAACGTAGCCACTCAATTTACACCGCAGGAGAAAAAATGAATTTAGATTTACAAATTAAAGATAATTTTTTACCAAAAGATTTATTTGATAAATTGTCTGTTTATTGCACAACTTTAAATTATGATGACAAAATTAAATATAGCTTTAATAATAAAGTATATAATGAACATTTTTTTTATACAAATCAAATTTTTGAAAATGATAATTTGTTAAAAGACATAGAAAAATCTATCGTAAAACATTTTAATATGAGTATAAAAAATTTACATTTGGCTGCTTTTACTCTTGTAGCCACAAAAGAACCTACCCCTCATGTAGATAAATTAAAATTTCCAACAGAAAAACATTTAATTATTTACTTACATGGTGATTCACATATGAACGCTGGAACTGGTTTTTACGAATCCCGTGGGGATGTTTTAAATTTGAATACAGCCGTAGGCTGTTATCCTAATAGAGCCGTTCTTTTTAATGGGCATGATACACATCATTCACCTTTATTATATACAGCCGAAAATGTAACACCAAGATTTGCTATTATTATATGGTTTGAACCAGAAATTGATCTTTAGCTTTTAAGCAAAATAGGTTAGAATAATCGCCCATGAAACTCGTAGATTTAAAGTTCCAACCAGGCATTGATAAACAAGATACCGCTTACTCAGCAGGAGATCAACGTAAGTATGTTGACTCAAATCTTGTACGTTTTCACTACGGAAAGCCTGAAAGATGGAAAGGTTGGTCTTATCTACCAGATCCAAATAAAACTGTTGTGGGCGTGGTCCGTGATACACATAGCTGGATTGGTTTAGATGGAACCAGATATCTTGCTTTAGGCACTGATAGAAAATTATATTTGTTCTCGGGTAGTGCTCTTTATGACATTACACCTATTAGAGAAACAGCGGCTTTAACTAATCCTTTTACAACAAATGGGACAACAACAGTAACTGTCACTGACGCAAGTCATGGAGCTATAGAAGGAGACTTTGTTACCTTTGATTCATTCTCTGCAATAGATGGTTTAGATATGAATAATGAGTTTGAAATTACAACGTATGTTGACTCTAATACTTACAAAGTAACACACACTAGCGCAGCTTCTGGATCTACTTCTGGTGGAGGAGGATCAGGTAATGCTAATTATCAAATTAACATTGGGGAGACTGCATCAACTTATGGTTATGGATGGGGCACGGACACTTGGAGTGCTGGTAAGTGGAATGAACCAAGCACCTCTTCAGATGTTACTGTTGCTGCACGTACTTGGTCATTAGATAATTTTGGTGAAGATTTAATTGCAACCGTATTAAACGCTAGCACTTATATTAAAGATCTTTCTGGTGCAATAGCTGCAAGAGCTACAGCCTTGTCTAATGCTCCTACTGCTTCTAGATTTAGTTTAGTTTCTACTGATACAAGACATTTAATGATTTTTGGTACAGAAACAACAATAGGTAATGCTGCTACTCAGGATGATTTATTATTTCGTTTTTCTGATCGAGAAGATGCTACAGAGTATACACCAGTTGCAACAAACGAAGCTGGTTCACTACGTATATCTGATGGTTCTAGAATAGTAGGCGCAGTTAAATCATCAGGTCAAATACTTACTTGGACAGATACATCTCTTCACGGTATTCAATTTGTTGGTACACCTTTTACTTTTGGTTTGAGACAACTTGGTGCAAACTGTGGATTAATAGCACAACATGCTGCAGTTGAAATAAATGGTAGAGCATACTGGATGTCTGATAATTCTTTTTACATGTATGATGGTGTTGTCAAAAAAATGCCATGTTCTGTACAGGATTATGTATTTGATGATTTAAGTTACACAAACAGAAATGATATAACATGTGGTATTAATACAGCTTTTAATGAAATTATTTGGTACTATCCTTCAGCAAACGCTACAGCGATAGACAGAGGCGTTGCCTATAATTATTTAGAAAATACTTGGTACACTGTTAATCTTGGAAGAACAACTTGGCTTGGTGCTTATGTATATGAAAATCCTATTGCTACAGAATATGATGCTTCTATAACAGCAAATGTATCTACTATATTAGGTTTAACAGCAGGAGCTTCTTATATTTACGAACATGAGTCAGGCAATAATCAAGCAGACGGCACAGCTATTTCTGCTTTCTTAACAACTGGATCTGTTGAAATTGCTGATGGTGATGAGCTCATGTCAGTTAGTAGGTTAGTTCCTGATTTTGATAATCTTGCTAATACAATGACAGCTACTTTAACTCTTGAACAGTATCCACAATCTGCAGCTAACGTAACAACAACAGGGAGTATTACTAGCACCACGGAAAAAATTGATGTAAGAGGTAGAGGTAGAGCGGTTAAAATTAAATATGAAACCAACACAGTTGATGACACAGCTTGGAGACTTGGGTCTACAAAGTTACAACTTAGACCAGACGGAAGAAGATAATGGCTAGAATAACAATCACACGATTACCAAATGCGACTCCAGAATATGATGCTAGTCAATTTGATCAAATGATTCAGTTACTAGATCAAATAATTTTTTTACTTAATACAAACTACCAACAAGATTTAAAAGAAGAATCACAGTCGGAGGCTTTTTTCCTTGGCTAATGTATTTAAAAGCGCAATGGTGGATATCACCACAACAGATTTAACAACTATTATAACAGTTCCTACGGCTGATGCTGGTGCAACACCACCTGTTCCGCCTACTACGGATGTAGTAAAATCTCTTTTAATTTGTAATGACTCTGGTTCAACAACTTTAGTTGATGTTGAAGTTGTCCGAGGCGCTGCAACTTTTGAAGTATTCAAAGCAAAGAGTGTTGCTACAAACACAACAACAGAATTATTGACTCAACCTTTAGTTCTGCAAGAAAGTGATGTTCTTAAAGTTCAAGCCAATGCTGCCAATCAGGTGCACATTATAGCAAGTTTTATGGAGGTCACGAAAGGACAACTCTGATTAACTTACATTCCCTATTTATTACTCCCGTATTTTCACTACAACTTAAAGGCCACGAACATCTTATTGATAATATATATCAACTACGAGAAAAAGATGAGATGGGTATGCCTCGTTCAAACATAGGTGGTTGGCATAGTCACGATGAAATATACGACATAAAAAAATTTAGACCTTTAGTTGGTGACATTCTTAAAAATGCTAAAGATTGTTTCAATCATATGGATGTACAGGATGATTACAATCCCGAGATGACGGGTATGTGGAGTATGATAAATCCACCCGGATCACGAAATAATGTGCACACACATCCATATAACTATTTATCTGGTGTTTTTTATCTTAAAGCTCCTAAAAAGTCTGGAAATATTGTGTTTCTAGAGCCTAAACCACAGTCAGAGGTACTATCACCCCCGAAAACAGATAAAGCTTCTGTGCACCTCGCTCACAGCGTACAATGGGAACCTGTTGAAAATTCCTTGATTTTTTTCCCATCATGGTTACAACATGAAGTACAAACAAACAATTCTAATGATGACAGAGTTATTATTAGTTTTAACATAAATTGGAGAAGAGACGATGCCGATAATTGAACCTGCTGAATTACTTGGTCACATTACTACTGAGGATGGAAGACAGATTCCACATTATAAAGTAAAGACTGAAACAACACTTACAAACGTAGATACAGGTGCTGAGTATAATTCAGAAG